ACCACAAAAACAATTAAAAATAGATAGAACAGAATACCAAGAAGTTGCTGATTGTATTAGAAGTGACCAAGTACCAGCAAGTCATATTGTAGAATATTTTGGCGATAAGATGTTTTACAAATGGTATAAAAAGAAATATTTAAATGATATTAGTTGATCTAAACCAAGTTTTAATATCAAACCTTATGGCTCAAGTAAGAGGTAAAGGTGATGTAAAACCAAATAAAGAAATGATTAGACATATGGTCTTAAATTCTTTAAGAGGTTTTAATGTGAAGTTTAGAGAAGAATATGGTACAATGGTATTATGTTCAGACGCTGGTGATCCTTGGCGTAGAGATTTCTTTCCTAATTATAAGTACAGTAGAAAACAAAGTAGATTAGATGGACCTTTTGATTGGGATAATATCTTTAAAATAATTACAGAAATTAAAAATGAGATTGCTAAAAGTTTTCCTTATATTGTAATGTATGTTGAAAACGCCGAAGCAGATGATATTATAGCCACACTTTGTAAGATGAGAGAGGAAACCAAATATTTAATTATTTCAGGTGATAAAGACTTTATACAATTACAACATTATGGTGATGTGTACCAATGGTCACCTTTTTTAAAGGCCTACATTGGTGAACAATTAGATCCAATTAAATTTTTAAGAGAACAAATTATTAAAGGTGATAGATCAGATGGTGTACCAAATATATTAAGTCCAGATGATGTATTTGTAACAGGTGAAAGACAAAAACCAATTACAAAACAAAGATTGGAAGAGTGGTCAAATATAGAAAATATACCATTAGGGTCAGAAACCAAAAAGAACTTTAATAGAAATAAGAAGTTAATTGATCTAACTCAAATACCACTAACGATAGAAAATAACATTATAAATACTTTTAGAAACTATAAAGTACCAGACAGGTCGCTACTGTTGCCTTACTTTATAGAAAATAAATTGAAGTCAATGATTGAGAATATTAGTGATTTCTGATAACATATATATGGAGTAAATTATGGCAGAGCCAACACAAAACCCAAACTTAATTAGTAGAAAAGCTATGTCAGCTATGTCAGCCACATCAGGTGTTGCTGGAGAAACTGTACACGAAATTTTTACTAAAATCAATAACGCTAAAGACAAGCCTAAAAAAATAGAAGTTTTAAAAAGATACGACAAACCTTATTTAAGACAAATTTTAAAGGCTGCTTTTGACCCTAATATAAAGTGGGTATTACCAGAAGGAACACCGCCTTATATAGCTAATGAGGCACCAGTTGGTACTGAACACTCATTATTAAAGAACGAGGCAAAAAGATTGTACTTGTTTATAGAGGGTGGCGACAATACAGTTTCAAAAACTAGAAAAGAAACTTTGTTTATACAATTATTAGAAGGCCTACATCAAACGGAGGCTGAGGTTTTAATAAATGTAAAAGACAAAAAACTAAACAAAGCTTATAAAGGTCTTACAGCTGAAATGGTAAAAGAATCATTTGGCTGGAACGACAACTTTATGAAAAAATAGAGTAAATCTACTCATTTTGTAGGGTGTGACACTCACGCCCTACTAAAAACCCTTACCTCCCAACACTTTTTAACGCTTGACATTGTGGTCATAATGTAGTATCCTAAATAATATAAAGGAGATTATATTATGAAAAAATACTTGATAACATTAGCAATTATCCTTGCTACATTATGGTTTAGTTTGACGAGTTTTATGAACTCGGTTATGGCTAATGACTACAACAAGGCTGTGATAGGCCACGTTATACAAAGTAAAGTGAATGGTACAAATGTTGATGTATCTAATTTGATGGAGCAAGAACTTGAAAAGATTGCTCATCAATTTGCTTTAGAGTCGATTACTATTATACAACAATACTTACCAGCTATTTTAGATGGTGTATTGGCCGATATGAGGTTAAAGGCAGACAAAGAATACAAGTGTGCCTTACTTGAAGGGAGTAAAATAGAGGATGATTGTAAAGATTGACGACACACTTCAATTGATTTATACATTTATGCCACAAGAAATTTTTATTATAATAATGGTGGGTTTAATAATTTTATTATACGAATTTTTTAGGGAGATAAAAAGTAAATGGACAAATCTAAAATCAAAAAGAAATTGAAACGAGAACTTTCATCACGTAAGAAGTATAAAACAACTTACAAGGATATAAAATATTATTTTAATATGATTAATAGAGCTGTGTTTAAAGATAAACTTTCACCATTTAATGAAATTCTAATTAAACAAATTAGAGATAAAAAAGTTAAATGTATGGGACAAGTAGTAGCGTGGGAGTGGAAAAGAAAAGGTACAAGACAATACTGGTTGGAAATGTTACCAACTTATAGAGATAAAAGAGAATTTGTGGATACTTTGGGGCACGAAATGGTACACCTATATCAAATGGCCAATGTAGGTGATACTGGCAACCACAATAAACTGTTTTACAGTTTTAGACCAAAGTTAAATGATATTGGCCTTGATTTATAATATGGAGAGAAGTGATGGCAAGAAGACAAGTAAAAGAATTAGACCCTTATTTAAAGGCTAGAATTGGCGAGGCAGTATTACAAGTAAGAGAACTTGCTAAACCAAGTAACAGATCAGGTACAAGTAGAGTTTATTATGAGGGTAATTGGGTAAAAGATGTTCATAATAATTACACGGACAAACAAGCACAAAAAATATTTGATAATATTCAAAAATTTAGAGATAAATTAGATTTCTTTCAAAAGAAACTAGATTATGTTTATGATGATAAAGATGAGAGTCCTATTCAAGCTTACGAATATATAGCGAGGGTTAAGTGAAAATCTTTATAAAAACAATGATGGCAGTATTTGTCGTGTTGTTTTTTACACTAACATTTTTACATTATGTTGATGATGTAAGAGCAAGAGCAGAAGCTAGTATACCACAAAAACCTGATTTTGAACACACAAACAATCAACAATTTTTAGATAACGTTTTACAATGTGTGGAATATGTGTATCATAAAAATAAAGATTTTGAAAAAGTAAATGTAGAACTATTACTTGCTCAGGCAAGTTTAGAGTCAGGCTGGGGTGATAGTAGATTTGCTAAAGTTGGTAAAAACTTATTCGGTATACGAACTTATGATTTACAAGAACCACATATGTTACCATCAAACAAACCAAAGAAGTGGGGTGTAAAAGTTTATGAACACGAATGTTATAGTGTAGAACACTATATTAAAATACTAAATAATGGTACGAACTTTGTAGATTATAGGAAGTTGAGAGAAGACGGAATTGACGATCCTTTATTACTAGTTGAAACACTTGGCGCTTACGCTTCAGATAAAAATTATTTTCCTAAAATTAAGAGTATAATAAAAAAAATTAGAAAAGAGTATAACATACAATAATGTTTTTAACAATACTAACATTTCTATCGGCCATATCTATATCTGTTATAGCGGCTGGGTATTCAATCATAGGTCTAGCGACATTGTTTGCTGGCGCTGTGATACCTATTATTGCTATGGGTTCAGCACTAGAAGTTGGTAAACTTGTTGCCGCCAGTTGGTTATATAACAATTGGAATAGTGATGTACCACGTTTACTAAAAGCATATCTCTTTGGCGCCATAGTAGTTTTAATATTCATTACATCAATGGGTATTTTTGGGTTTCTATCAAAGGCACACCTAGACCAAGTAAAACCTACATCAAGTAACAATATCAAAATAGAATTATTAGACAATCAAATCAATCAACAACAATTGATTATAAACAGATCACAAAAAACACTAGATCAATTAGACAAGGCGTTAGAAGTTTATATAGAAAAAGAATTTGTTACAAGAGGTTTAAAAGAACGTAAGAAACAAGAAGAAGAAAGAACAGAATTAAATAATGCCATCAATAAGGCTAGTGATAAGATTGCTGAACTAACAAATCAAAAGGCAAACTTAAATTTAGAACAAGATAAAATAGAGGCCGAAGTAGGACCTATTAAGTATGTAGCTGAACTAATATATGGTGAGAATGCTCAGGACAATTTTGATAAATCGGTTCGTATTGTCATATTGATACTCATATTTGTATTTGACCCATTAGCTGTACTTCTACTAATAGCGGCCAATATATCTTTAAGACAATGGCGTATGAAAAAGGTACTTGTAAAAGAGAATCGAAACCAGGATTTAAGAAAAAAGATACAAAAATTAGAGAAAAGAAACAAGAGATTAAAGGGTTTTAAAGACATTACCAGAGGTTTAGGTGACAATCCAGACGAAATTAAGGTAAAATTAAACGAAATAATGTCAATAAATGACAGGCAGGACAGAAACATATAGGCTTGACATTTAGGCCAGATATGATATATTATAAGAATACGGAGGTTATATATTATGATGACAATTGAAGATGTAAATAGAACAGTACCACAATTATCACATTTAAATTCAGATCAAATTAGACGGTTGACAAACGCCGAAAATAGGTGTAGAATGGCTGAAACTAATTGGTCAAAAGAATATTGGTATAATGTGTTTAAAAAATTAAGTGAAAAATATAATGCTATGGGATATTTTAGAAAGGTGATTGACTAATGAATATATTTTATTTACATAAAGACCCTATTGTAGCGGCTGAAATGAGTTGTGACAAACACGTGGTAAAAATGATTTTAGAATCTGCTCAATTATTATCTACTTGTCATAGAGTATTAGACGGTACTGAATACTATGATAAGACAGCCAATGGCAGAAAGATTAAAAGGTGGAAACATCCTAATTCAAATATGGAGGCCGTGTTATACAAGGCAGGCTGGATAAAACACCCTAGTACATTATGGTTATTTGAATCTGCTTATAATTACAGATGGTTATATTTACATATGATGGCTTTAAATGATGAATACAAAAAAAGATATAATCACACAAAAGACCATTTAGCAATTCAAAAACTTGGTGAGTTGTTAAAACACCCACCTAAAAATGCTAAGATAAATAAAATTGCTACTGATCCTACACCTGCTATGCCAGACGAATGTAAAATACCAGGTGATGTTGTTGGTAGTTATCGTAATTATTATATTATGAAGAAACAAAGATTTGCTACCTGGAAAGCACCAGCTGTAATTCCAGAGTGGTATCAAAAAAGTATAGGTAATTTTAAATAATAATAGGAGTTAATTATGGACTTTAAACCTTTATCAGATAATGTTCTTATAGATTATGAGGACAAAGATGAAGAAAAAACAAAAGGTGGTATAATTATGACCACTAAAGAAAGGCCACAACAAGGTATTGTAGCGGCCGTAGGACCTGGTAAAAAAAGTAATACAACAGGTGAAAGAATACCAATGACCGTGAAGGTTGGCGATGAAGTTAAGTTTGCCGCTTTTGCTGGTAAAGAGGTGAAAGTGGAAGGCAAAGAATATTTTTTGATGCCTGAAACTGATATACAAGGTGTTATAGAGAAGTAAAATGACTAGAGATAAGGGTAGAACTTATGATGGTATTAGTAGACCAACAAATAAGAAGTATGAAGAAAATTGGAATGCCATCTTTGGTAAGAAAAACCCTATGGCTAAAGAAGTAAGAACACCAAAGTATAGATCAAAAATTGTTAAACCTAAAAAAGGTAAAGGCAGTTTTAAACGAAACAAAGAACCAGATGAAGGATGGAGCGGTATAGTATGATAATAGAGTTTGATTACACAGAAACAATAACAGGACCACAAATACAAATGTTAAAAGAAGGATTAAAAGAATCTGAATTAAGTGAAGAACAATTAAAGGAGTTAGAACAATGAGAGAAGCATTAATAGAAGCTTTGAAATCACACGCTACAGGCCATATTGATAAACATAAGGCAAATGTAGAAGTATTGTTACAAAAAATAAATGGGATTGCTGAACATCCAGACGTTATAGAAACTATTGAAAAAGAATTAAAGATTATAGCTGACTATGATGACCAATTAGAAATGCTAGAAAAGTATTTTATAACAAAAGATCCTTTTAAACCTTTTGATGTTAAATAATGCCAATTTATACTTTTTTAGATAAAAAAACCAAAAAGGAATATGATGAAATGATGTCTATTTCTGAAATGGAATCTTATTTGGAAAAGAATAAACACATAACACAGGTAATCAAAGGAATAAATATTGTATCCAGCACAGGCGAAAGAACAGGTAAAACGGATAGTGGATGGAAAGAAAATTTAAGTAGAATAGCAGAAGCTCATCCTAAAAGCGAACTGGCAAAAAGATATGGTAAAAAATCTATTAAACAATCACAAACAGAAAATGTTTTAACAAAACATAAGAGAAGATTAAAAGGTAAAAAATAATGGCAGACGATATACCAGATTATATGCGAGGTTTTGACCTTAACGAAGATTGGGGTATTACACCAGTTTCAAAACCAGCTGAAGATACAAAACCTACAATAGACCCTAGCGTTATAGAAAACTCAAATTTAGAAATATCTAAAGTAAAAGATGATGTTTCATCTATCAAATCTATGATGAATGAGATAATGCAAATTGTGGCAGAAAAAGAAACAATTACAAAAGAAATATCTGACGAAGAAACACAACAAAGATTCAAAGATTTAGAAAAGATTATATTGCCTTTTTTATATAACCTATCTAAAAGTGACGAACCTTACATACATTGGCCTAATAGAGGTCCAATCATTAAGGCACAAATAGAGAAAATCTTAAAACTGACAAGGAGTTAATATGATAGCGAAAGCAAAACATAAGGAACTTAAAAAACAAGTAAATGAAGTTGAACAAGTTAGAAATAATGATAGATCAATTACAAGTTGGATGGAATTAAGACAACTCAAAAAGTTAAAACTTAAAGCAAAGGATAAACTAAATGATATTAAGCAAAAACTTTACGCTTAAAGAGCTAGTTGCCAGTCAAACGGCTGACCGAAAAGGGATTAACAATAATCCTAATGAGGATCAAATTAACTCTTTAAAATTGTTATGCGAAAAGGTATTACAACCTGTCCGAGATCACTTTGGTAAAGTCGTAACTGTGAGCTCCGGGTTTAGATCCGAAGAATTGTGTGAAGCCATTGGCTCAAGCAAAAATTCACAACACGCTAAAGGCCAGGCGGCCGATTTCGAAATCTTTGGAGTTTCCAACCAGGAGTTGGTAATTTGGATTAACGAAAATTTAGATTATGACCAAATGATATTGGAGTTTTGGAAAGGTCCAGATGAACCAAATTCTGGATGGGTACACGTATCGTATAAAAAAGAAGGAAATAGAAAAGAACTATTAAGAGCTTTTAGAAATACGTTTGGTAAAACACAATACGAGAAGTACGAATACTGAACGCCAGATGAACTTAATAATATGTATATGAAAAAGGGCGTTTAAAGGTTGACAAACGACCTATATTATGATATATTATGGAATACAATAAATGAAGGTGAAATATTATGGCAAAAAAAGAATTTAAATTTATAGATTTAGATAAGACACTACTTCCCAAAACCAAAGGTATGAAAGTAGATGGTTTTAGATTTTACAATATAAACGGTAAAAACTATCCATCTGTTACGACAGTATTAGGTCAACTTAAAAAAGAAGGCCTACAAAAATGGCGTGATAGTATTGGTGAAAAGGTTGCTCAATGGGAAATGGGTAGAGCCTCACGTAGAGGTAAAGCAACTCATACGTTAGTTGAACAATATATTAAGAATGAAACACCATCAATCCGTGATGTGTTACCATTAGGTTTATTCAAACTATTAAAACCTTACATAGATCAAGTAGATAATATACATTTACTAGAGGCAATTATGTATAGTAAAAAACTTACTATTGCTGGTCAAGTAGATTGTATTGCTGAATACAATGGTAAGTTATCTGTGATTGATTTTAAAACAGCCAATAAACAAAGAGAAGAAAGTTGGATTGACAATTACTTTATGCAAACAACTGCCTATGCTCATATGTACGAAGAAACTTTTGGTACACCAATTGAACAAATTGTAATTTTATTGGCAAGTGAAGATGGTACTTCTCAATGTTTTATTAAGGAAAAGAAAGATTATGAACAAGACCTTATGAAAGCAATTGATGGTTTTTATAAATATTATGAAGAACTTAACAAAGATAAAATAAAAGCAAGTTAGTCAAAAATGTGGCCTCGTTTTATCGTAGGAGGCATATGAAAAAAATCATATTAGGTTTATTGTTCGGTTTATTTGCTTATACAGCAAGTGCTGACCACGAAAAAGATTTTGGTAATTACTTTTTTCAACAAGTTCCTGCTTTATGTGGAACACAAGAAAATATAGATAATTATTTAAATCACTATAAATTTAAACCACAAAATATATCATTAGGTAGAGAGGGTATGGTCAAAGAAGGCCAACCAGTTTATATGATAACTTATTATATATCTGAAGACGGTACTCAAACATCAGCAACTATTGATGTACCAAGTGGCTCTGAAAGATGTATATTATTTCATACATTTGATTTAACAGAAGCGCCAGAATAACATTGACAATTTAAGACCATTATGTTATATTGGTAATGGTTATAACTATGGGGGTGAACGCTAGTGGTAGTAACCCCCATTTATGAAAGGTGTGAAATGAACAGTAAAGAATTTAGTTTAAAAATTGAAAGTCTAGTCAAAGAAAAAAGGTGTTCTCATATGGACGCCGTGCTATTATTTTGTGAAGAAAACGAAATAGATCCAGGCACAGTATCAAAACTTATTTCAAAATCATTAAAAGAAAAAATCAAATTAGAAGCAACCAATAAGAGGATGTTAAAGTATCCGAAGTGTGGCCAATTGCCTATTTAATTTATGTATGGAGGGTTTGATGTATTTAAAGTTTATTTGGGTGTTAAATTACATTTTACCACAAAAAATTATGACTATATACAATATGGTGGAAAAGTCAACTGTAAACTTGAAACATTTACCAAAAGAAATGATAGGTACTTCTTTCACAAACTGAGCAAACAATATGGACAAAATGATATACTTGATTTCTTTGTTGCTAACTTTGCTACAGATAGCAAGGGATGGGTTGGTAATCTTTTACAAAGAGATGGTAGAGATGTTTATTTGGATTATAAAAAGCGTAAAGAAGCATTTGCCTATCATTTTAGGGCTGATTGCGTACGGATTAATGATGACTTTATTCGGAATAATATTCGCTTTGATGATGGTTTCATTTGTCATAATGGACAACATCCACGACTTTTACGTTTACTTATTCAAAAAAGAGCGGCTCAGCAGACCATCATTGTGCTTGACCAAATCTTATCGTTTAGTAAGAATTGGAATAAAGAGATTACCGAGAAAGTTGTTTGGCCTAAAATCTCATCTACGCTTACCAGATTAAAACCTTTTATTAGGTTTAACGAAACAGAATGTAAACTGATTATGAAAGATGTATTTTTAAACAAATGAAAAGAGTTTTTTGTATAGGTAATGGTGAAAGCCGTAGAAGTATTGATTTAAGACAATTAAGAGAACACGGTAAGATATATGGTTGTAATGCTTTATATAGAGATTTTAAACCAGATGTTTTGGTGGCCGTCGACCAAGGTATAATGCACGAAATATATCATAGTGGTTATCCTCACAACAATGAATGTTACTTTAGAAACTGGTCAAAAGTACCTGCTGAACTATATGAAAATATGATTAAGTCTGGTGTAAGTGAAGATGATATAAAATTGGCAAGAGAAGAAGGCGCCTTTTATGAAAATGAAAGAACACCAGAAACAAGTCATTTTGTAATGCACGGTTCAAGTGTGTCTGGTGCTGTGACCATAATTAAAAAAGATAAATCAAAACAAAGAAAACACGTACAACAAAAAACAATTAAGATTTCTTGGATAAAAGATAATGATAAATCAAATTGTATAAATGATGTATTACAAAAAAAGAAAGATCCAGGTTGGGCAGCAGGACCAACATCAGGTTATATTGCCTGTGTAAAAGAACAACCAGATGAAATTTATCTATTAGGCCACGATTTAAATAGTACAACTGGTAAAGTTAACAATATGTACAAAGGCACAGACAATTATGTGGTGGCAGACCACTCACCTACACCAAGTGTCAATTGGGTACAACAATGGAAACAGACATTTTGGGATTTCAACGGTAGAAATACATATAAAAAGATACAGTTTTATAAGGTAAACCCTAATTTAAGAGATATGAACGAAGTTAATAAACCTGTATTAGAATGGGACGGTACAGTTATTAACCTAAAATATATTGATATGACCGAGTTTAAAAAGAGATTTAATATCAAATGAGCATTGACATTTTAGTCAAAGTGTGTTATATTATACAGAATATGTTAAAACAATTAAAGATTCGAACTTTGATTGGCCTTGTGGCTGAACAACGCTTAAGCGGGTGTAAGGCGAGGGTAGTGAGGGTTACGGCCTAGTGGCTGAAGACACACTATTTTGCTGTGAGTACCGACCATCTTTTAAAAGATTGGACGCTTCGGGAAAGCTTGTGGGTAAACCAATAA